CCCTTTGTTATCGGCATCCGCATTTCAATATCCCACAACAGCCACCCGGTTGTGGATATTTGCGATGAACTGCAAGGCGAGTACCCGAAAGACTTTGTTTGGACTGGCTGGCATCCGTTCTGCAAGTGCGCTGCTGTGGCTATCCGGGCAAAGGAAGAGGAGTTCTTGGACTACCAGCAGAAGATACTTGCCGGAGAAGATGTAAGCAATTACAAGTTTAGCGGCACGATAGAGGAAGCCCCGGACAATTTCAAAGGCTGGGTAAACGAAAACGCAGAGCGCATCAAGAACGCAACGAAACAGCCGTATTTCATTCGGGATAACAAAAAGGTCATTGATGGGATTTTGGCTGATAACAAACCGTCTGTCTTGAACGATGTTATCAAGAAACTGGACGATGCCAAAGTGGGCTACCTGCCCGTGAAGAAACTGCCTAAGCGTTTGTCAGATGAAGATATAGTGGCGAGAGTTGGTGGTGGAGATATAACACAAGGCTCTTGTGCTTCGGTCGCATTCGCTTGGGCTGCAAACAAGGGCGGTTTGGACGTGTTGGACTTCCGGGACGGAGCAAGCCGGGTGTTCTTTTCTAAATACTCAAATCTTATGCAGATATGCGATAAGGTAGGCGGCATTTCAAGTTTAGACACGACTGCCATACAACTGATGAAACAAACCGAAATCGGGAAACACTACTACATTGCAGTCGGTCGCCATGCAGCCATTGTAAAGCAGACCTCAAAGGGCAAATATCAGTTCTTGGAGTTGCAGAGTGCCACACAGAACGGTTGGAAGCCTCTTGATAGCAAAGTGTTCCAGTGGCGTTTCAAGGCGAGCGGAAAGGGTGTCGGGCTTTTGATTGACATAGAACTTTTGCAAAAGGACAAAGGGTTTCAGAAAATGGCAGGTTACATCAATACAGCCAAATCAGAGCAGAAGAAAGGCACAACGGGAACAATAAAATGAAAACGAGGGTGTATCAAATTGATATGCACCCTCATTCTTTATTGCCTGTCCTTAAAGAAGTCTGCCCACTCCGGGTTTTCCCGGTCAAAAATTGCCTTTTCCTCTTTGGTTAGTTTCCAAGGGTAGTCGGCAAATAGGTTGAAAATCTTTTTCTTGTCAAACGTGAAAAGATGTTCGCCCACACAATCGTTGTTCTCTACCCAAAAGATTGTGTCACCTACTTTCTCTTTGTAAAATTTGTAATCCATAGTGCAAAGTTACTTATTTTTCTGCGGTTTACGATGCACCCGGTGCTTGGAAATTACACAAGACCGGGTCAATTTCGGTTTGCCAACGGAAATACCGAAGTCCCAAAGGGTTTTGAGTTGACATCCTATCTGTTCGGGGGTGAACACCTCGTATATTGCGGCAAGCGAGCCGAAGTAATGCTCACTGCTCCCATTTACCGGGGTGTGAAAATTCACTTTGATGATAGTTTCGTTCTCTGCCATAATCAGTACAAATCATTTTCGGAAAGTTCGTTAAACTCCAGCACATCCTGCCCGTTGTGCTTCCTGAATGAAAGTTCGTAGAAGCCCACACCGAAAGAGTATTGAGGAAGCAGCTCCAGTGCCTTTTCGGTTGTTATCTCTCTTGCTCCTGCGCCTTTGTATGCCCAGCCGTAGCGGTAGATACAAGGTTTGCCACTCTTCACCCATTCCTCTGCTTGTTTCTTTAATTCTGAATTGCTCATAGTTATTTTCTTTGAATTTTGTGCGAGGACAACGATTGCCCTGCGGTTGATAAACTTATTGCCTCAAAGGTAGATATTGTGCGAGAGGGGCTAATCAAGCCCCCAAATCTACCTTACAACAGAATTTAGATATTTCACGCTCAATATCACCGTTTCTCATTTCGATGCTCCTGCATCCTGCGTAATACTTCCCTGCGTACTCGAAGCAGAGGTAGTGGTATGCCTCCCCAGTGTCCCAGTCGTGACTATGGGGTTCGCCTGTGAAGAACCAGCCGCCCTCCCGGTACGGGCTGCACCACCGTTCAGGCGGCACACATTCGAGGAGGTGAACATACCAGTCTTTGCCAATCTCTTCAAAAGGGGCGTTCTTTTCAAGTTCAATTCTATCTTCCGTTACCATGATGCCCTCTCCTATTCGTTATAAAATTTGTGGAGTTTCTTGCCGTCATAGTAAGCGGAAACGCCAGCCAGTTCCGGCATGACATATTGTTTCCCGTCCGCATCGGACACGGGGTACAACGCACCTCCGTACATTGTATAGCACAATCCTGACTGGTCGTTGAACCAAACGCTGCTTGGTGTTTCCTTTACCCCGTCATTCATGAAGTACAGACCGCTCACCTTGATAGGCTTGCGCACCAAGTTCTCGATGCTCTCGGAGGCGTTGTAACGCTTGATTTTGCGGGCTGCATCAACGCCAAACAGGTCGATGATGAGTTTGATTGCCTCCAAGTCCCCGTCCCAAGCAATCATGCTCTCGTGGTTGTTGTACTCGTAGAAATAGACCTCTTGGGGGTCGCACTCGGCAGCAACTTCCTTGTTCCTGTCCTCATAGAAGCCCAAGAACTTGTCGATGCCCTCTTTTGTGCCGAACATACCGCCTATGCCCGTCTGAACGACCTTGTCGCCCTTTTGGATATGCCCTAACTCTACAAGGTGGTCGTACCCCTCGTGGAACTGGCTGTTGCTGAAAGCGAAGAACACACCGCACTTGTCGGCATCGGGCTGCATATCGTGTATTTCCCGGTAGCGTTTTATCGTTACGGGATTCATCATGCAGATGCCTCCCTCGTATCTTTCCCAATCACGGTAGTAACGCAGTTCGCCCTTTGTTGTCTGAATTGTCTGAATATCTTTCTGTTCCATGTTGTCGTGGAGTTTATTGGTTGATGTAATAGTCGATTTTCTCTTTGATTGAGGCTGCGAAAGCAATCCCCTTTTCCCCGAATGCTTGCGCCTCACTACAGATGCCGTCCTTGTAGGTAAGGCAGCAGAATGTGCCATCGGGCAGGTCAATGCCCAAACGGGGTCTGCCCCAAAACATATCAATCTCAATTTTGGGTCTGCGCTTGTTTTCATCTTTCTCTCCCTCGAATATCGGGAGGATGTACTTGCAGGTTGTTATCACTACGGGCTTGCCAGCCATTGCAGCCACCGCCCTGTTGCCCCAAAATCTATCCCGTAGGGCGTTATGGGCGTTCTTGCTTACTTCGATGTAGCCCAGTTCCTTTGCTGTCTGTTCGGCTACCACGAGCATTGCTTGATTTTCCGTCATTGTTGTTGTGGAGTTTTGCCCGGCTGGTTAGACCGGGCGTGACCTTTATTTTTTCTTTGCCCACTCCTCAAAGGGAGTGTAATACCCAGTTCTGATAAACAGCATATCACCGCTGCCATCACCCCACCAGTCATTGCAGTGGGAAATGTACCTGCCTGTTTGGTTACGGTTGGCAGGGCATAATTTCTTGTAGATTGAGCGGAACATAGCCGACACCTCGCGCCCGGAGAAGTTCCCTGCTTCCTTTGCATCGTTGGTGCAGTAGCCGTACATCATAACGGTTTCAATCTTGCCGTTCTCGTCCAAAAACTCCATATCGGAATCACCCCAGCCACCGTAGTTGATGGTGTCTTTCAGGAGCTGTTTTTCGTCAGCGGTTAACACTGACACGATTTCTTCAATTTGTTGAATTGTTACTTCCATAGTCCTTTGAATTAGAAATTTGCTTTAAGTTTGAGCAGTCGCAGCACCTCTTTCAGTTCACTGTCGGTGTACTTCTCTGCTATCTCCCGGCTTACGCCATTAGTATTCATCGTGAGCTGTATTGCTCTCTCCCGGCTCACTTTCGGGGTTGTCTTTCGTGTTCTCATATTATCCCCAGTTTTCAATTTTGAGATTGTCATTGATGATAAACCTGCGACCACACTCACAGACGAGGTGCGTATCAGTTATTCTTGTGACCTTGCGTACAACCTCGTCATGAGTTATACATGGAGTTCCGTCCGCATAGCGTCCATTTGCCAAGTCGCCTGAAATTCTGTATCGACAACCCACTACACAATCTTTCACTTTCATATTATTCTTGATTTTATGGTTATTCGTTTATTGCTATTCTTCTTCCTGCTCTAACGAGTTTTGGGAGATAGATGTCAAGTGCGTGTTTTGGAAATCCTGCGAGGCAAAATGTAGAGCCGCTTTTTAGTTCGGTTGATGTAACAATGATGCCCAGTATCTTTGCTGCATCAATAGCATCACGCTCGTACACCTCGTAGAAATCTCCTACACGAAACAGAAAGATTACATCAGAGTGCTTGCATTTGCACTCGTAATACTTCTCTAATTGTGTCTTTGTTGTTTCCATACGCTTATTTGCTATAAAGTGATACTTGTAAACCTCTGCGCAGCTTGCACACGCACTTGTCAGCCATTGCGTTTACGGCTCTTTCGATAAACTTATTCACGAACTCGATACCGATAAGGGCGATAAGACCAGCGACACCGACCAATTTGTTGATATGGTTGCCCTCGGCATCCACTCCGTAAACTTTCAGACGGAAGTTCTTATTGATGAACTTGCTCGTGTACTTCAAAATGCTACTCTTTTTCATTTCTTCAATTTTTTGTTGTTGTGGAAGTGCTTATTTTGTAAGCACACCGCGAAGTTCGGGGTTTATTTTGAAATAACAAAACTTTTTCGGAACTTTTTTATAAACTTTTTTATTGATTTTGCATAACCTCCAAGTTCCTTGTCTATTATAAAAATATCCGAAATGAGCAAATTTTCCGCTTGCAATATAAGCGTTTCGCAAAAATTGTGTTACCTTTGCATAAACTAATTAGTTTATAAGCATGAAAAAGGAAATTTTAGACGCACTGAAAGCCAAATTTGTGGGGGTCAGTGAAGCGATTTTGAACAGGATTGCCGACAAACTCGCCAAGACTGTAACAAAGCAGGAAGATGTTGCAACCGCTGTCGAGGGGGTAACATTTCAGCAAGTTCTCGAAAGTTACGGGGACAGCCGTGCTACGGAAGCGCAGCAGACCGCAGTCACCAACTATGAGAAAAAACATGGTCTGAAAGACGGAAAAAAGGTTGAAGAGCCGAAGCCGACAGAGCAGCCGAAGCCAAATGAGGAAACAAAGCCCGGTGAGGAGGAAATGCCAGCTTGGGCAAAAGCCCTTGTAGCTTCCAATGAAGCACTTACAAAGGAGGTGTCTGAAATGAAAACCGAAAAACTTGCAAAAAGCCGCAAGTCATCGCTTGAAGCAATTCTGAAAGACGCTCCCGAAAAAATCCGTCAGCGTTACGAAAAGGACTTTGCACGAATGACATTCAAGGATGATGAGGATTTCAACAACTGGATTGGGGAAATCACTCCCGATGTCGAAGCCATCACGAATGAATACCAAGCAAAGGGCGGTGTCGTAACAAGACCGAAAGCAGGTGCAGCCGGAGGCAAGGGCGAGGAAAAGAACCCGTACTTGGAGGCTCGCATCAAAGAACGAGAGGCGGCAACGGCAACCCCCGCCATTCAAGGGTTGGCAACAGAAACTACCAAATAACAATGGAAGTAAATTTCAAACACCAAGACCCTGCCAAGGTTGACCCTATCTACATTGAGCAGGTTTTCGCTGAAAAGCCCGGAGGTGGATTGGTAGAAAATCCATCTTTCGATGCACCCCCTACGACCGCAGTTGGGGAGAAAAACGGAAAGTTTGCGCTGATTAAGGGCTACCGCCTTGTTGGTGCAGTCGCTAAAGCGGACACAACTATCAATGTCGCAAAGGGCAGCGGAATAGCTGTTGGCGATGTTATTGCCATCGGCAAAAAGGCTGTGGCTTGTACCGCTGTTGATACGTCTGCCGAAGATAAGGATGTGGTAACGGTTACGCTCGGTGTCGATATTGAGGCAGGTAAAGTCCTCTATCAAGCAAAGGAGGCAAGCGCAGATGCAGCAGAGCCTATCTTGACACCTGTGTACGTTACGGGCAACCGCCTTACAGCTAACGAGGGCGACCAGCCCGTGCGCCTTATCAACGGTGCGAATTTGAGAAAGGAAACGGCTAATGTAGCCAGCGAGGTAGCCGCATTGCTGCCAATGATTGCACTTGTGTAAAAGGAGGATTGATATATGGCTATGAACAAACCCCTTTTTGACATCGACCAGCCCGGAATGCAGGTTGCTGTCAATTCATACAAACCGGGTAACGGGCTTGCTTGGCGCACCCTCTTCCCGTTGAAGTACACCCCCAAGTTCGACCTGAAAGGACTGGAGGGCAACGAGGGCATTCCCGTGTCGGCAGACCGTGTCGCATTCAACACGAAAGCCCCCAAAAAGACCCGTAAGACGGTCGGCTCATGGAGCGGAAAGTTGTCTAAGATTGCGGTGAGCCGTGAGAAAGACGAGATTGAAATCAACGAGTACAACGACTTGCAGACTATCGCAGCCGCTAACACGGAGGATGCTGCAACCGCCCGTTACCTGGTTGATATGGTCTATGACGATTTGGACTTCTGCAATAACGCTATGGACTACAAGGTTGAGATTGATGCAATGCGTATCGGCTCAAACGGTATTCAGACTTTCCCGAAGAGCATTGAGGGCGACATGGCTACGGAGGACGTTATCAATTTCAACGTACCCAAGGAGAACTTCATCGGTGTTAAGGTCGCATGGAGCGATGCGGAAAAGGCTGACGGCTTGAAAGATGTTGCGGACGCAGCGGAGAAAATCGGCAAAAAGGGCTTGAAGAAACCCAAGTTTGCGATTTTAGAGAAAGCCAAGTTTGAGGAGCTTATCCAGCAGAAGTCCGTTGCTCGCAGATTGTTCCCTCGCTACGACCAGAACCTTGTCACCGCTGACATGATTAACCTCTCCAGCGTGAACAGCTACATGAACGGCAAGGGTTATCCCCAGTTCCTCGTGCTTGATACCTACGCAACTATCGAACACAAGGACGGTTCACAGGAAACTATCAAGCCTTGGAACATCAATACGGTTGCGCTGGCTCCCGTGCCGCAGCTTGGCTGGACTTACTACAAGCCTGTGCCGAATGTGCCTAACACGGAGGCGTTGCAGCAGCAAGCATCGTACTACAAGATGACCCGTTACTCCGACCTCAACCCGATGTTGGAGGTTACTATGGCAGAAGCCTACGTTCAACCCGGCTTGATTAACCGTGCTTCACTGGTGTTCATCAACACCACGAACACGAAGTGGAATAACGGAGAAACTGAGTAAACATGAACGTACTGCAATCTTTGAAAAGTCTGTCCGGCTACCCTATCCCATTGGCTACTATTCAAGATGTAGCCGATGAGGTAGGGATTAGCGTTGATGCCGAAACTACGCAAGAACTTCGGGGGAGCAAAGAGTTCAAACGTGCGAAAGCCCGTGTGTACCTCTACCTCTCGAAAGCCCCCAACGTATCGCAGGGTGGCATCACTTACAGTTTTTCGGACGAAGACCGCAGACGTTTCAGGAATGAGGCAGAGAGCATCCTTGACGAGATAGGCGATGATGCCAACGGATTAGGAGTTACTTACGGATATAAAGGTGAGGACTTATGATTATCGAAAACGGAACATTGCAGATTGTCAAAAAGGCTGGTGGCGGCATGGCTCACGGAAAGCCCGTTCCCGTTGTGGAAACACTGGGAGACCCGATAGCCTGTAACATCAAGACCCTGCATGACAACAAGAGAGGCAAAATCATTGACAACGTGTTTACACAGGCTTCATTTGAGGTTTTGATTGACCCTCTCGACTGCCCCCACTTCACGGATGAAACGGTCATTCTGACCGACAACCGGGGGACGGAGATAGGCAAGTTCCAAGTGCAGGATGTTCAACACCTCGACTATGTAGAGGCTGTAAAAGTTACCGTATGAGCGTAAAGAGGCTTACACCCAAAGGACACGCAAAGGAATTTGTGGATAACCAAATGGCTCTGAAAAGGCAGGTTATCATCAACAACTATATGTACGTTGGTGAAGCAGCGTTGGAGGTAGCCCGGACACAACACAAGTACCACCGTCAAACGGGCAACCTTACCAGTTCCATAGGCTACTGCATATTGGATAACGGAAAGGTGCTTGCGATGAGCAAGTTCGAGGTTGTAGGCAACGGCAAGAAAGGTGCGGAAGAGGGGCGCAAGTTCCTCCGTAAACTTATAAGGGAAAATTCAAAGGGGCTGGTGTTCATCATGGTTGCAGGAATGAGTTACGCCAACTACGTGGAGGCAATGAGCCTCGATGTGCTGGAGTCCGCAGAAATGCTTTCCAAGAAGATGCTCCCCAAGTTGTGCAAGGCATTAAAGTTATAGCAATGGCAAGAAAGGCTACATCAAGAATTGAGCAGGAAATGTACGATGCGCTCGAACATTTTTTTGAGGGGAAAATTTCGGGTGAGTTCTACCCCAGCGACTGCCGCCCGGCTGATTCCAACGTGGAGGATGCGGTGCTTACCGTTTCCAACGCTACGGCAGAGCAGATACAGGACGGTATCGCAAGGATAAACATCTACGTTCCCGACCTCGATAACGGAAGTGGGCGACCCGTCCCTGACAAGGAAAGACTAATAGCCCTTTCCGAACTTGACGAGCAGATAATTGACGTGCTTAACGGGGCTGACACCGACTATGAATTTGACCTTGCAAAAGGCACTGAAACGATAAATGCGGAGGCTATAAAGCAGCATTTTGTGAACATAACAATAGAATTTAATCACGTAACATTTAACTGATATGGCAAAAAGACAGAAAATCATTATGGCTTGGTCGAAGTGTACCATTGAGATTGCACCGACCGGGGCTGACGATGCTTTCAACGGCACTGAATTGAAGTCTATTGGTGTTATCAAAGACAAGTCCACCACGCTTGAACCGTCTGACGGTGACGCTCTCGAAATGAAAGCCACCGGGGGCGAGACGGTCGCCAAGGAAGTGCAGGAGGGCGGCTTCACTCTGAAAACCCGTGTCATTGAGCCTGACGAACTTTACAGCACCCTTGAATTGGGTGAGGAAGTTACCGCAGAGGGTGAGGACAAGGGCGACTTCAAGGTGAAAACCCACCTTGTTGATGGCGACTGGTCTGTTAAGGTAACGCCAAAGAACGTAGGCGCACGAGGTATCAAAGTACCTCTTTCCTCTATTGCTTTCAAGCCGGGTTACTCCGAAGAGGACGGTAACTACGCAGACCTCGAATTTGAGATTTTGAAGGGTGCGCAGGATTACTGGTACAGTCGCTTCAAGAAAGTTGCTCCAACAGGAGCATAAACGGACAGGGGCTTTCGTCTATTTGGTTAGGACACACCTTTTCGGGATGAAACCGGGTTCGACCCCCGGAAGCCTCTCTAATTAAAATATATCGACATGGAAACGATAGAAAAGAAAGTAGCAGACACCATCTTGCAGCGCACAAGCGACAGCTTGGAGATTGACGGGAACGTGTACCCGATTGCACCCCCGTCCACTGCAACAATTATACTCATTTCGGAATTGATTGCTGGGATGCCGGAAGTCAGGATTGATGCCGACAACATCTTGTTTGAGGTCTTGAACAAGGCTAAGAACTGCAAGGTACTGGGCAAGATTGTGGCGACCCTCATTCTCGGAGCAAAGAGAGTGAACGAGCATAAGAAAGTGCTTGTAGATAGGGTTGTCCCCAAGCGTGTATTCTCGTGGAAGAGATTGCGCATGGAAACGGTCTATTACCGCAAGGAACAGATTGAGGTGGACGAGTTGGAACACCTCTCAACGCTTGTGCTGGAGGGCTGCTCACCGAAAACGCTCCGGGAACTTGTTACCAAACGGCTCAACAACTTGGAGATTAGCGATTTTTTCGGGCTTACCACTTCCCTAAGCGAAGCAAATCTGCTAAAAAGGACAAAGGAAGTGGAGACAGCATCTGGGGAATGATTTACGGTTGGGCAAAGATGCTCAACACTACTCCTGATTATGTCCTTTACGAAATGAGTTACGAAAATCTGCTCATGTACGGTTACGCAGCCCCCTCTTACGATGATGAGGAGGCAGAGGAATGGGACGATAGGCTGGATGCCAACAACCCCGATAATTTCAACGATAACGCAGACGAGGAAGAGGAATTTATATGAATACGAGTGACGGAAGAGAATATTACGGCTTTGGGATAGACAATTCCCAACTGCGCAGAGAGGCGCAACAGGCTATAAACATATTTGACGGCATCGGCAGCAAAGCCGAAGCTGAGGGCGCACGTATTGATGCTTCATTCCGTAGAGCCGGACAAGCGTTTGCGGCTTATCTCACGGCACAGCAATTATCCTCTTTCGTTGGTTCGGTCGTTAAGATGCGTGGGGAGATTGAAGCCCTTGAAATTTCCTTTGAAACTCTGATTGGCAACAAAGACAAGGCAAAGGAGTTTTTCGGTGAGATTAAAGATTTTGCCGTGAATACCCCTTTGCAGATGAATACCCTTGCCAAAGGAGCGCAGACGATGTTAGGATTTAACATCGAATTGGAAAAGGTGATGCCGCTGCTCCGGCAGATAGGCGACATATCAATGGGCGATGCGCAGAAGTTTGATTCGCTGGTTCTTGCTTTCTCGCAGATGTCCTCCACAGGTAAACTTATGGGGCAAGACCTGTTACAGCTGATTAACGCAGGTTTCAACCCTCTTGTGGAAATGTCAAAAATCACGGGAAAGAGCCTGTCCGAATTGAAAGAGGATATGTCGGCAGGGGCTATTTCAGCTGATATGGTTGCGGAAGCCTTTGCCCACGCAGCCGGAGAGGGTGGCATATTCAATGGTATGCTTGAAAAGCAGTCGCACGGTCTGAAAGGTGCTATTTCCAACCTGCAAGGGGCTTGGGATGATATGCTCAACGACATAGGTTCTAAACAACAGGGGGTATTCGTGGACGGTATCAGCCTTGCCACGGAAGCAATCAAGCACTACGAGTTGTTCGCCAATGCCCTCCTCTCTATTGCCGCAGCATACGGAACGTATAAAGCCGTACTTGCCGCAGTCGTTGTCATTCAGAAAGCACAAGCCCTCGCAGATAACATTCGCCTTGTTATGATGTTCCGCAAGGAACTGGGACTGCTTACGGCAGCGCAACAGGCGTTCAATATCACTGCTTGGGCAAATCCTTATGTGCTGCTTGCCGCAGCGATTGTAGGCGTTGCTACAGCTCTCTATCTGTACGCTGATACCGCCTCCAATGCGGAAAAGGCACAAGAAAAACTGAATGAGCAGAAAGACGAATGGCAGAAGCATTTGGATAAGGAAGCGCAACAGGTCAATGAACTTGTTTCTATCATTCAGGACAAGACGGAAACCGACTACGCACAACTGAAAGCGTATGAGGAACTGAAAAAGGTTTGCCCTGCCATTACCAATGCGTACACCCAGGAGAAACTTGCAGCACTTGAACTAACAGAGGTGCGCAAGTCGCTCAACAAGGCACAGGAGCAGGAAACCTACGAGAACGCACAGAAAAATTTGCAGCGTTACACGTGGTTACTCTCGGAAGCATCCCAAGCGGAGGGTAATTGGATGAAGATGTCAAAGGAGGCGCAGGATGCCATCAGGAAAGAACTTGGTACGGGACTTCTGAAAAACAAGATTGAGCAGTTAAAAGACTTCGTAAATGACTATCAAGAACAGGTTAATGAGATTGACCGCATAAAGAAAGAAGCCGAAGAGAAAGCCAAACCTATTGAAACAAAAATCGTGGAGGCTAAAGCCGACCTTGCTCAAATCGAGGAAGAGTACAACAAGGCACGAAAAAAACTTGAAGAGGAACAGGCAAAGATAAAAAATCAGTTTGGGAAACAGGTTATGACCTTTTGGTATCAAATCAAATTTGATATAGCACAGGATAATCTGAAAAAGGCACAGGGCAAGGTCGCCTCCCTCGAAGCTGAAAAAGCCGCACAGACTACCTACAAGCAGGATTACGATGCAGCGGCAAAGGCTTGGAAAGAAGCCAAGAAGAAACTTGATGCCATTAAAAAGGATAAGGCGAAGTACACCCAAAAGCAGTATAAGGAAGCTGCCGAAACAGAGGAAAAGGCACGAAAGGCATACAAAAATCTCGGTGGAGAAGTAACCACCGATAAACAGGACAGGAGTGCAGCCGATAAAGCCAAACGAGAACGTGAGGAATACGCAAATAAATTGGCGAATTTCAAGCGTTTGACCGCTTCCCAAGCCGTTGAACAGGCGAGGGCTGAAAAGGATGCGCAGTATGCCGTAGAACAAGCCCGAATTGATGCAATGCAGGACGGGTCAGAAAAGATACTGGCACAAATGGCTATCGACCATAAGCGAGAACTTGAAATGCTTGACCGGGAGAAAGCCGACTATCTGCAAAGGAAGATTGACAACGCAAAGGCATTGTTCGAGGCTAACCCTGCCAACAAGGGCAAGACCTTTGACGGCTCTAACATCACGCTTACCCCGGAAGAGAACGCAGGGTTTGCGAAGCGCAAAAACTACACGGAGCAGAAGCAAGCCAACGAGGAACAGGAACTCGTGGAACGGCAGCGCATTGCCATGAACCAGTACCTGAAAGAGTTTGGCAGCTACATGGAGAAGCGGCAGGCTGTCATCGCCCTGTACAACGCACAGATGGCAAAGGCTACCACTGAGGGCGAGCGGCTTTCATTGTCCGCTACCATGAAGCGTGAGTTGTCGGAACTGGATATAGAGGCGAACAAGAGTACCGCTGCAATCAGCCGCCTGTTCGATGATATGACCAACAAGACGGTTAAGGACTTACGCAAGATAGCCGATGCCGGAGAAGAGGCGTTACAATTCCTCATTGCCGGGGAATGGGACGAAGCCAAGGGCATTGAGTTCGGAATGTCGCAGGAAACTTTCGACACCCTCCGCAAGTCCCCGGCAGAACTGGAGAAGATACGCAAGGCAATCAAGCAAATCCGTGAGGAAGCGGACAAATCGGACACCGCTTTCAACAAGATGGCTAACGGGTTGAAAAAGGTCTTTGCCGCTGGTAACGATACCAAGAAGTTGAAAGATGGCTTGGGAATGATTGAGGACGGCTTGAACGATGTAATGAACGTAGCCGGATTTCTCCAAAACAGCCTTTCCGACCTCGGTGATGCTTTAGGCTCTGATGCCCTGAAAGGGGCGGCAGACGGTATCAGTGCGGCTATGGATGTGGCTAACGCTACGATGTCCGGGGCGCAAGCCGGGGCGATGTTTGGTCCTTGGGGCGCAGCGGCAGGAGCGGCTATCGGCTTGGTTTCCTCCCTCGGCTCTGCAATCGCAAAATTGCACGATGCCAAGCACGAGAAGAAAATCAAGAAGTTGCAGGAGCAAATCGAGGTACTGGAAAAGTCCTACGACAAGTTAGGTCGCTCCGTTGAAAAGGCTTACTCAAAGGATGCCTCAAAGATGATTGAGCAACAGAACACGTTGCTCGAACAGCAAAAGGTGCTTATCCGCAATCAGATAGCGGAAGAAAAGAGTAAGAAGAAAACCGACTGGGACAGGATTAAGGAGTGGGAAAATCAGATTGAAGAGATTGACCAACTCATAGCCGACAACAAGGAAAAGGCGGTTGATGCCATTTTCGGAGAGGACTTGAAATCAGCCATTGACAATTTCTCCAGTGCCTATGCGGAGGCTTGGGCATCGGGAGGGGACAAGGCAAAGTCCGCAAAGGATGTCGTGAGGAAGATGATGCAGCAGATGGTTACGGAAAGCATCAAAGCCGCTATCCAGTCCTCAAAGAGCATGGAGCAGATACGCCAAAAGTTGCAGGAGTTCTACGCTGACAATGTCCTTTCCCCATGGGAGCAGGACTACATCTACCGCATGGCTGAAAATCTGCAAAAGGAACTTGACGACCAGTTCGGATGGGCAGACAGCCTCATGTACGAGGGTTCGTCAGCATCACAGGACAGCACCAAGAGGGGCTTTGCCACCGCCAGCCAAGACAGCATAGATGAACTGAATGGGCGGTTCACGGCTATACAGCTCAACTCGGAGGCAAATAAAATCACTCTGATTACAATTAGCGATGATGTGAAGATTATCCGCTTGCAGGTGATAGCCAACCGGGAAAGCATGGAAGAGATTAGAAATTTAGCCTTGCTCGCAGTCGGTCATCTTGAAACGATAGCCAAGAACACGAAGCAGTTGTTTGAGATGAACGAGCGGTTGGGCAAGATTGAAAAAAATACACGGAAGTTATGATACAGGAAATAATGAAGTCAGCATCCCTTTACGGGGCTTGCAGTGGTTCGGGAAAGGTGAGCGACTGGAGAAGCCTTGCTTGGCTCTTTTTCTCTCCACAGGGGCGTGAGTTCTGCGAGGAAAAGAATTTCCCCAGCCTTTCCACGTTCCAGCGTATGAAATCGTACAAAGTGGAGCAATTTGGCGTTTTCGTTGATTTAGGGCGTGTTTGTCGCTCAAATGATAAAGATATTGCCTTGATAGGCGATACTTGCGGAGAATTGAAATTTGATGAAAATAACGTAGTCCACAAGGTAATACTCATGCACGGGGCGAAAGCCCATATAACGGCAAGCAATTACGTTGTCCTCCTAATAGTAAACGTGGGGGGGGCTGCGAGGTAACTATTGACAAGGACGAAACGGTGGTTGTACTATGAGAGGCGAATGTTACATTAACAACAAGGATGCGCACGATGAGTGGGGCTTGATATTCGGTGAAACCTCCCTCACCGCCTTATTGACCCCTGCCCCGGTAAAGGGGTACATTCAGAACAAAAGTGCGTTGATACACGGCAAGCAGGTCTTGTCGGGTGAGGAAAATCCCCCGAAGATTGACGAGAGAGACTTGCAGCTTGTGTTTGCTATCAAAGCCAAGAACTTGACGGAGTTCCTTACGAAGTATGGCAATTTCGTGAAAGAACTTGAAAAGGGCAAACTGAACATCCGCACGAAGTATCAGCCGGGCGTGGTGTACCACCTCCTTTATGTTTCCTGCCAGCAGTTCAAGCAGTTCAATGGACGGCTTGGGAAGTTCGTGTTGAAGTTGAATGAACCTAATCCAAAGAACAGAGTATGATTGATATTAGGGACAAAAAGGGCAACATACGCTATTCGGTAGAAGTTTCGGAGCGGAGCGTGTACCATAAGGAACTTATGGCAGAGGAATACGTGCTTCTGACCTTTGAAACCGAAAAACTTGTGCATCTGCGGAAAGGCGACTACATCGAAACGGAGTTTGGGCGTTTCGAGATTGTTGCCGTTGATAAGCCGGAGCGCAATGTAAATTCCGATGGCGGTTGGTCGTATGAACAGAAGTTCTGCCCACCTTGGGCAAAATGGGTGAACCGCAAGATGTTCTACAACCGACAGAAAGGAAGTGAGAAAGCGTGGAAAATGACCCAACTGCCCAAGTATTTCATGCAGATACTCGTTGACAACCTCCGTGAAGCCGGGTTCGGTGACTGGAGTTTTACTATTGATGCCAGCCTCACGGAAATGAAGTTGGTAGAGTTCGACAGCACAAACCTACTCGATGCGCTGACGAGGATTGCCGAAACGTGGGAAACTGAATGGTGGATTACCGACAACGTGATACATCTTTCAAAATGCGAGTACGGTAGCCCGGTCGTGTTTGAGGAGGGCGATGTTGTAAACGGAATGGAGCGTGAGGACGGGCAGGACACCGATTATATCACCCGGCTCTACGCTTTCGGCTCTACCCGTAACGTGCCGCAGGACTACCGCAAAAACGAGGATGCAAGCCTTGTCATTGAGGGTGTCGTGGAACGCAGGTTGAAACTTCCTGCCGGGATTGACCACATAGACGCTTGGGACAATATGCAGCCCGAAGATGTGGTTGAGGGAATTGTCGTGCTTGATGAGATTTACCCCCACCGTGTCGGCACGATGTCTAATATCACCACAAAGGAATACACCGATAAGGTGGAACAAGAGGACGGCAGCACGGAGGAAGTGAAATGGAACGCCTACCGCTTCAAAGATACGGGTGTGAAGTTCTCAAAGGAATACATCATACCCGGTGAGGAACTTCGCATCATCTTCCAGTCGGGAACGCTTGCCGGAATGGACTTTGCCGTTACTTTCAACCCGGACGGGCTTGCAGAGAGCCAAAGCGGTGCGCAGTTGTGGGAGATTGTCAGGAATGAGGACTACGGGATTGCATTGCCAAGCGAGAACTTCAAGCCCTCGAATGGCGACACGTACATCCTTTACGGTTACGACACTAAATTTGTTTCCGACAGGCTCATTCCGCAAGCCGAACAGGAGTTGCTGGCAAAGGCTCACGAGATTATCTTGAAGAAGAGCCAAGACAAGTCCATATACAACTGCCCGACTAACCCAGTGCGTTGTGCCGGGTACAAGGAGCGCAACGGGGAAATGGTTTACCTGCCCTCCGATGTCGTGGACTTGGATATTGGGCAAGCCGTGGAGTTGCGCAATGAAGGCTACTTCGATAGCGGCTACCGTGTCAGTCGTGTACGCTCCTTTGAGAAGCGTTTGGACAACCGATATAGTTGCACCTACACAGTGGGCGAGAGTGCAGCCTATTCAAGCCGGGCGGCACTCGAAGAAAAGGTTGATTCCATAACCTACAACAACACCCAGTATATTTCGGGCGGTGGCAGTGGCGTGTACGTTATCAAGCGGCACGATGGGACTACCCCCAGCGACCATAACGTGTATTCCTCGCTCCGTGCCAAGTCGGAGTTCCTGCACAAAGTAAACCCCGATGTCGCCACTGGTCTAAAGAAGTTCCTTGACGGCATAGAGGCTGGTTTCTACGAGGAGGGCGTGTCGGGCGGCAAGTTCGACAAGGACGGAAACTTGGAGGCGCACAGCCTGATAGTCCGCACCCTTGCCCAAATAGCGACCGCCATTGTCGGGCAAATTGGCTCGGAGAAGTTCGTTGACGGATTTTTCGGTGAGGGCTTCCAAATATGGAAGATGCTCGCAACGGGCGACTGGAACATGACGATAGACCGCCTAACGGTACGCAAACTTATGACCGTGTATGAGCTGCTTATTGCCAAGATTAGGGCGGTGGGCGGTCAGTTGGTCGTGTCTGCTGGAAATGGCAAGATAAAGTTCGTGGAAACGAGCGGAGAAAACTACCTTATCAAGTTCGAGGACACGAACACATTTGCAGAGGGCGACCTGATGCGCTGTCAGGTGTGGACTGGTTCGGGCATAAAATACTACTGGGTACGTGTTTCTTCCTCTGACGGGGACACCATAACCGTGCCTATCTCCGAATTTGAGGGAGTGCAGCCGGAAGAGGGTGACGAGTGCGTACTGATGGGTAACACCGATAACCCGTTACGCCAAAACCTTATCAGCATATCCGCTACGGAGGACGGACAACCACGCATTGATGTCCTGAACGGGGTGAAATCAAAGAGTTTCGAGGGTTGTTTGCGTGCGAGGCTGGGCAATCTTGACGGGATAAGCGATAACTATTTCCCTGCCGACAACCAGCCGCACGGGGACGGTCTGTATGCCGACAATGCATATTTGCGAGGTACGTTTGTCCTCTCTACTGGCGAGGATGTCAAGACGAGATTTGAGATACTGGAGGGTCGCATAAGTTCGGAAATTCAGTCCGTTGAAAAGGAACTTATGGCATACGAGAGTTACCTGCGTAACGCCTACTTCAACGATAATATGGACGGTTGGGAAACAGACAACGGTGTAACTTTCTTCCTCATAGGCAACAAATGGATATGGCTCAACGATAAGCCCTACGCCAATAAGACCGCCTACACGGGAATAATGACCGACCGCAACCGCACCGTGCTGTATATCAAGAACCGCTACCTGTTGCAGCGCAACGAGAACTTCGAGAGCCACCCCGTATGTGACGAAAAGGACATTGACGGTAAGTTTCTGCCCAAGAAGTTCTACCTGTCATTCTTCTACCGCTGCATAACACCAGGTACGCTCAAAATTGAGTTCGAGGGCGCAAATCAAGACGGTTTCAGCCCGTTTGAAATGCTTTCCGTGAACCAAGAGATTGAGGAAACGGGTGAGGAATACAAGACCTTTGAGGCAACGGGCTTGTGGAACGGCACGGGCGATTTCTGCTTGTCGTTCTCGGGCGAAATGTACCTGTATGCCGTCCGGCTATCCCTTGACCGCATCGCAGACATCGAGCAGCGTTACAAGACTTTCTTTGAGCAGACCGACAAAAAGTTTACACTGGCTGCGGAGGAACGTGCAGAAACGACAAGAAAGTTGGAGGAATACCACAGCGAAATGATTGTCACCGCACGTGAGATACGTTCCGAAGTATCTGCAAGCCTTACCAACCTTGAAACGGGAATGACGGAGAAACTGAATACCGCCATATCGCAAACGGAGGAAAAAATCAACATCGTAGCATCCCGGTTCAATGAGGATGGAAGTATCAAGAATACAGCAGGGCTTGTTACCACGGCAGAGGCAAATAAGATGTTCGCTTTCGATTCCGCAGGTAATTTGGTATCGTTCATTGAGCAGGCCGCATCCGACATCAAGATAAAGGCTAAACATATAGCGTTGGAGGGATTGGTGACTGCAAATGAGAATTTCAAGATACTGGAGGATGGCAGCATCATTGCTAAAAACGGAAAGTTCATCGGGGAAATAGAAACGCAGAAAGGACTGATTGGCGGCTTTGAGATTGCTTCGGGGCGTATAGGCTCTGCCACAACTCCGGGTAATGATTATGGAGGAGGATTAGCCATATATGATGATTTCTTCCGTGTTGGGGCTGGTAACGGTTATGTCATGTTCGGTGATGATGTTATTCCGTCTTATGTCGGAGGAGCGTTTACCGCGACTGGGCGTATCGTAAACAAGCATCCGAACACCTTTGGTTCTTACGGTTTCGACCAAGCCAACTACGGCTTGTTCATAAACGTGAGCGGAGGAACGAAAAACTACGGAATTTTCAGTGATTCAGCCTTAATGGCTCCGGCTTTCATTAACACGAAAGCGAATTTACTTACTTTTACGGGGAACGGCTATAAGGTTGATTTCTCGCAGTACAATATCATCTTGATGTCCTACAACGACCCGGCATATTCTGGAGTAGAAGTAACATTGCCTACGGAAGCATCGGTTGCAAGTCAATTCGGATTAAGTTCCCTGCCAACAGATTTTGCCGCAGTTGTTGTTTTTCGGGTTAGAACTGGCTCTAAAAAAATAACCCTTAAAGGGATATACAATCATAATGAGGGATTGACTAATTATGAAATGGCTTCGGGCGACTCTATAATTGTGCTGATTACAAAGGCTGATGGATTTAGGTATCAAATAATTAACCACTCATCATAAAAAATGGCAAAGTTAAATTTCAAATCATTCTCTGTTTACACGAGTGTAAGCAGGAAAACCAAAAAAGAGATAGATGTGCGAGAAACATTTGCCGACTTGCTCTATACTGGAGTGAACGGCATCCGCTCACACGCTCTTGCATTGAAAATTTTTCAAAGTGAGGGAGAAACGGAGTTTACCGATGAAGAAATAGCCCTGATTAGGAATACAGCCGAAACAAGATGTATTCCGGGCTTCATTGACGGATTGATTGAGCAAATAGGAAAAGAGGCTGAAAACGAGGGCGATTTACAGCCTACCAACCCCATAAAATAATAAGGATATGGCAATAACAGATGCTGAAAGGAAACAAATCGTCCAAGAAGTCCTTGCACAGGTTAAGGCTTCATCTCAGGGCGTGAACGAGTTGGAGGAGGTTTCAACCCTTGACGGGGTTAAGACCCTCCCGGCTATGAAAGGCGACAAGGTTGTAGCAGCTCCCGTGTCGCTGTTGGGCAAACCTGCCACCGATGCGGCTGCAAAGGCAACTGAGGCGGCAAATAAGGCTGTCGAGGCTACGACCCGTGCCGATACAGCGGCTACCCTTGCCGCTAACAAGGCAGGTGAGGCAGAAACGGCAGCAGGAACGGCTAATGAAGCAGCCGAAAAGGTAAACACTGCCCTTGGCAATCTCAGCGAGGTTGCAGGGGAATTGAGGGGTACGATACTGAATGTAAACCGTGTATTGAACACCACCACCCAATATGCAGACATCACGGCAGCGGTTAACGCTATTGTAGCAGCCAACATCACGGAGGCGAAACAGGACGGAGTTGTGTTCATTTTCAACACGGCAAAGGGCTGGGCTTGTAAGCAATTCTCGGGCAACCCAGCTACGGAGTTCAACAACGCTTCCAAGTGGAAAGATTTTGGGGGCGGTTCAGGTAGCGGTTCGGGCTTTTACAATGTTACCGTTGAGCAGCCTTTGGGCAGCGGTTACTACACCAAGGAAACGGCTATAGCGGCTCTTGCTGGGGCTGACATAGCAGACGAGGCAAAGCAGGGTATGATTATCACCTTTGAAGTTAGCGCAGGCAAATGGGCAGACTATCGTTTTGCCGGGACTGATATAAGCAGCTTTCTCACCCCCGGAGCGTGGGAAGAGTACGGAGGCGCAGGTGCGGTCAAGCAGGTAACTTTCAACGGTGAGAAAAAGACCCCCGATGAAGCCGGAAACGTGACTATCAATGTGGATGTTCCCGAAGTGGACGAAACCTTGAACCTCGATTCCACTAATCCCGTTCAAAATGCCGCAGTGACGGCTAAACTGAAGGAGGTAGATGCTGGTACGCTTTTCGGCAGTGAGGTGACGGAGAATGACGATAACACGGTAACGGTAAGCCTTAAAAGCAAAACGGCAACCATTACGGAATTTACCATACCAGCCGGAGGCGGTGGAGGCGGTGAAACCGGTTCGGCAACCAAAATCGTGCTTTCCTCTTCCGTTGATAACCCGATTATCAAAGAGGGAGGCAGTTCCATACTGACCTATACTTACGACCACCAATATACAGGTGGCGATGAAGCCGGGCAATCTACTGGGCAGAGAGCGAACATAACCGTACAGATGAAGCGAGGCGTACAGGTGGTTTTCACCCAGTCCTACACCAATGTCGCAAAGGGCAGTTACAGCCTTGACATATCCAAGTACCTGTTGCTCGGTACGACTGACATCTACGTGAAAGCAGAGGTTACGGACATCGAGGGCAAGAAGCAGACCAAGCAGGCATATTCATCCGTTAAAGTGGTTACGCTGGCTCTCTCCACTTCCTACAACCTTGCCAACAAGGTAGCGCAGGGCGGCTACGGAACGCTTGAAGCCGTGTCAATACCGTTCACCGTTTCGGGTGCAGGAACAAAAGTCGTGACCCTCTATGTGGACGGCAAGCAGCAGAACACACAGACCGTAACCAAGTCCGGCATTACCAACGGCAACTTCAACCTATCATTGAGTACTCTTGCAGCCGGACGGCATACAATCCAAATGGTTGCGGAAATGGACGCCTCGGACGACCTCACAATCAAGTCCGAAAGTATCTACTTTGACATACTGAAAGCAGGAAGTTACAAGCCATTCATCGGTACGCTGTTGCACCACGAAGACGGGCGTATCTTCACGAGCGACCAC